TGAACTGTTGTTCTTCAAACGTTGCTGATATTTATTCTACCTCAGTTACTGTACATTCGTTGTAGTATTCCTTGGGAATGACGATGTAACTAGCTTGATTGTTCTGGTCTAAATAGTCAACGTGTATCCAGTTAGGTTTGACTTCGACTGCCCCAACAATTGTCCAAGTAGAAAGGATTGCACAGAAAATACTCATTTGTTTCCATCCATTTTTGCAATAAGCCTAGTGAGATACCATTGTGCTTTTTTCAAGTCTTCAAGTGGGTTGTCTTTGTGCCACACACGCAGCAGATATTTCAGCACCTGTGCCTGCAGCATTCCATACGACACTGACGGTGCATGTTCAATTGCCTCTTCTATCGTCACGATGGCTTCTTGTGAGCCAGCTGTGTAATGCGATGGTGAATTGACACGGTCTTCTCTTACTGGTGATGCAAGGTTTAGCCACCTGTCATTCTTTGCGTGCTTGTTCTCAAGCTGAAATTTTTTATTAGCCGGTTGATTACTAAAATCAATCGCGTACAAAGGTCGATCTGCAGGATCCATCTTTTCCCATTCTTCCATAAACTTGTCGTAATCCATGTATCGCACTCTCGTGTTTCACTACCTAATATAGGAAAGAATAGATTGTTATGAGAGATATGCCAGCACCAAAAGGTGACCCTTGTTTTATCAAGAATAAAGAGAAATATTTTATGTCTATTGCTGAGGCAATCGCCCGTGGCTCAACGCACCCCACTGTTCCTGGTGGCTGTGTACTTGTCCGTGACCGTGAGATTATTGGCGACGGTCGCTCTGTACTTTGCTCTTCAAAAGTTGAAATTGATTGTATTACCTATGCGATTGCTACTTGTGCAAAACGTGGCACTCCCACCACCGGAGCTGTCATCTACTCCACTCGATACCCCTTCGCTGCTTCAGTCTTTCAAGCTCACTTGATGGGTATCCGTAAGTTCTTGATTGCTGCACACGAGTGGGAGCCTTATTACAAAGATGAGTTCCGCCGTGCTGCACGACTAGCAAGAGAACTATCGATTGAGATTACACCGATGTTTACGGATGTTGACCCACGGTTTGTTGAGAACCCACACGAGGTCGATGAGTTTGACCCTAAAGATAAATCTGATATTGATGCTGATGACTAGTTTATTGTTTGACATTGAGAGCACCGGCTTGCTTCGGTGTGGCTCAACAATTCACTGTATTGTGATGCGTGACCTCAACGCACCTGATGAGCCGCTTGTGTTTGACCACAAGCCTGAGCGTGCTGTCATTCAAGGTGTCAAGCAGCTAGAGAAATCTAAGCTACTTGTTGGTCATAACATCATCAACTATGACATCCCGCTGCTTAAAGAGCAGTTCCCTGATTTTCAGTTTGACGGTGAGATACTTGACACTCTTGTACTCAGCCGTCTGTACTATCCACATATCACTGACCGTGACTATGAACGTCGCCCTCAAGGTATGCCACAGCGTCTGTATGGACGTCATAGCTTAGAAGCGTGGGGTTACCGCCTTAAGTGCTTTAAAGGTTCCTTCAGCGGTCACGATGGTGGCTGGGATAAATACTCGATGGAAATGCTCTCATATTGCATACAAGATACTCTTGTTACTTACAAGTTATTTCAACTGCTACAGCGCAGGATGAACGACACTTGGTAACAAGCAGGGCGCAGTTTTACTATCTTTTAGCTAGACTTTACTTGATAGGAGAGTTGATATGAACTACTACTGCTACTTGTATTTGGACGAAAATGGTAACGCCTATTATGTAGGCAAAGGCGTGGGTCGCAGAGTTAAACATAAGTTCAACCGCAGCAAGCCGCTCCCGAAGCCCGAACTAATACAAATGTTTTATTTTGCTACCGAGTGGGAAAGCTTTGAGTGTGAAATAGAACTAATCGCTTTCTTCGGTCGCAAGCAAGACGGCGGGCAACTAGATAATGTATGTCTAGGTGGCTCAGGTACTCCTGGGTACGTGATGCCTGAAGAAGTTAAGCGTAAGATTGGCGACGCTAATCGTGGCCGGCCTTGCTCCGCTAAACAAAAGAAGCAAATCAGTCGCAAACTTAAGGGACGCAAACTGCCGCCTGAAACTTGCGCCAAGATGAGTGCTTCACGAAAGGGCAAGAAACGTTCGGCAGATCAATGCCGTCGTATGTCTGAAGCTCTGAAAAAATCTTGGGCTAAAAGAAAAGCTGCCTAGTCAGCGTGCTTATTATTCAAATGTTTTTTATTTATTATGCCTAACAAACACGACCCTCTTACTAAAGAAGAGATGAGTACTGCAGCTGATAAATTTGTTGAGCTGTTTAATGTTGTCAAAGAACGTGTTCCTGAAGCATCGACTGAAGATTGCCTCAAGATTATGGAGAGTGTCGCTAAGCTTGCTCATAAAGAACGTGCTGATGCACTAAAGAAAGAAGCGGATGAACGCTTCGGTTTTGTCAAAGTTACAAGTGAGGATGAGGAATGAAGAGATCGATTAAAGTTAACCATAAAAAGAAAACTGTCACTATTAGTAAACAATTTAATCCACCTAAATTTAACGCTTGGGTCAGGAATAAAGTAAAAACTGAATACCCTGATTACGAAATTATTGAGAAGTCCAATGCAGATTCCTGATTACGTCAAACTTGAGATGCGAATGGCTGAGCTTATGGCACAGCAAGAAGCAAGCGGCTTTAAGTTTGACCTTGATGCAGCTGAGCGTGTACGAGAAGAACTCTCACGTGAGGCTGAAAATATCACTAAAAAAATTCTTGCAGTCTATCGCTACTACCCTGGCAAGGTCTTCACGCCAAAACGCACTAACAGTAAGAACGGCTACGTTGCTGGTGCTCCAATGACTAAGCTGCTGGATTTCAATCCAACAAGCAGGCAGCACATTGCTTGGGCGCTGCAAACCTTTCAAGGTGCTCGGTTTACCAAGGTGACTGACACTGGTAAGCCTAAAGTTGATGAAGCTACTATCTCTGAAGTCCGTGACTCTGCTTTGTCACAGGGCAACCAAGAGCTGCACGACCAATGCGAGTGGTTCATCCGTTTGCTGACACTACAGAAGTGGATGGGTCAACTGTCTGAGGGTACAAACTCTTGGTTCAATACGATTGAGCAAGACGGCTGCATCCATCACAGCTGCACTCTTGCTACACAGACTGGGCGTAATGCACACCGTGGTCCAAACCTCGGTCAAGTTGTAAGCGCACCGTGGGCACGTGAGCTGTTTGTTCCGCACGCTGGCCATCTGATGGTAGGTGCTGACCTTGAGGGCTTAGAGCTCAGAGCACTCGGGCATTACCTTGCACGCTTTGATGAAGGTGCCTTTGCTCACGTTGTACTGAACGGTGACATCCACCAGCAAAATGCTGACCGTGTTGGCTGCACACGTAAGGAAGTTAAGACACTGACCTATGCGTTTATCTACGGCGCTGGTGACCAGAAGCTTGGCCATAGCCTCAAGCCTGAGCTATCTGATGCAGCAAAGAAACAGCTGGGTCAAGAGTTACGCCGCAAATTCCTTGATGCTATCCCAGGTTTGGAGCCACTCATTGATGCAGTCAAAACTAAAGTCAGAGCTAACGGTCGCCTTAGGGGACTTGATGGTCGCCCTATATTCTGTACTGCTGAACATGCAGCACTTAACTACTTACTTCAGTCAGCTGGTGCCATCCTTAGTAAGCGGTGGTGTGTCATCGGACAGCAGCTACTAGATGATGCTGGTCTGACTTACAACGTTGACTACACACGTTGCGCTTACGTGCACGATGAACAGCAGTTCTCTGTTGTACCTAGTGAAGCTGAACGTGTTGCTGAGCTTATTGTCAGAGCAGCGCCTATGGCTGGTGAGTACTACAAGTTCAAAGTACCTATCACTGCTGCATCAGACATCGGTTCAAGTTGGCAAGAGACACACTAGTTAGAATAGAAATACTGTATTGAAATAATACTGTGGGCGCTAACGTAACTAGAATTGATCCTAAGACTGGTAAGCAAAGGAACTATTACAAGGCTGATGACGGCAAGCTGTATAACGATTACAACGCAGCCGCCTCAGCCAATATGAACCCTGTTGCAAGGGTGCAGCGTTGGGCTGGAGAAAAAATTGACCAAGTCTTTGGTAGGCCACAGGCTCCAAACTACAGAGGTATCGTTGGTAAATCTACTGATCCTGTATTTGATACTAATGGCAACGTAACTCCTGCTGCAAAAACTCTGCTTCAGCAGTCAAATACTGGAGCTTCTATTGTTCAGCGTAACGATCGAAATATACTCGCTAAAGTTGCAGAACAAGTTGATCCAATTACTTATGGTAACCGTGCTTATGCAAATCCTTACAACAATAAAACTTTCGTAAATAACCAAAATCTTGGTACTTTAATGCATGAGCTGGGTCATTTAGATAAAAGCCAACGTCAAGGTGGTGAACGGTTTACACAAAGTGTCGGTGTCCTTGGCCGTGCTTTAACTGAAATTGGTAAAATTCAAGGCCTTAACTCTGGACTTATTCAACCTACTAATATTGCTGCTGGTGTAGCTAGACAATTTGCTGATGCTAAAGAAGAAGATGTAGCAGAACGCTACCGGGTTCAATATTCTCCAACTGTTTTTAGTGACCACAAAAATAATGCTAGTGAAACAGTTTCTAGTATTAATACGCAGGGGTCTAGATATGGTAACAAGGAACGACAAGAAGGTCAGTACACAATGTGGGATGGTTTAGATCCAAGTGGCTTATTCAGATCTAGCGCTGCGGCAATCCATAATAGTATTGGTGCTTTCCAGCAAGGGCAACGAGATCAGCGTATCACTGAGCTTGAAGGGTTGCACAAACAAGATCAAACACGATTCCAACAGCTGCCTGAAGACTTTAATAAATTCACTCCCGATCAAAAATCTTTTATGCAAGAAGCGACTAAAAGGACTGAAGAGCTCAATCGTTTACGAAATGAGACCTTTGAATATAAGAATGGAAGGTACTGAAGAGCTCAATCGTTTACGAAGTGAGACCACTGTTTATAAGAATAGAAAGTAAAGACCTACAAAAAGTTCGCCGTGAACTTGTATAAATAGCTACATTAATAGTAAGTACGTTCATCCTTCGGGACGCAAGTAAGCCAGACAGGGCTGAAGGAACGGGAAGTTTTCTAACACTAGGAGGTTTCCAAATGACTACTGTTCAAGTAATGGGTCTTGAAAAGGCTCGCCAAGAAATGATTCGTGCTCGTAAAGAGTTCGAACGCGCAAAGCTTCACGACACTGCTTATCGTGGTGTTCACTATGTACCTAATCGTCCGTGTGAAACTGCACACGGCACCTTCGTTTATCGAGGTCACACTTACATAAAATAACTTTCATAGCCTCCTTAACAGGAGGTTTTTTTTTATCTTTTTTGTAATTAAAGGGACTGTGGTCGTAACGCTTCTGCTCTCTTAACCTTTGCACCTTCTTCACGTAAGCGTGCTTGTTGCAGTGAAATGCCCTGTACAAAGCCGCCAGTACCAGGGTTATGCTCCTGCCTACCTTGCTTAGTATTCTCTTTCCAAGCAAGCTGACCTTTACGAGCACGTGCTTTTGCTACAGCTGTCATCCGATTCTTCGGTTGATACTGCTCTCTGTCCTGCTTTGATAAACGACGTCTATCAATTGGCTTATTTCGTAGATTTGTAGACTTCACTACGGCTCACCACGGTACGTTTATATTGTAACCTTTGGCTCTATAAGCAGGGGTTGGGTCTACTTCACCATCAACTTCAAAGCATATAACCCAATCACATTGTTTATCTAGCAGCTCATCAGGCATCTCATCTGCTAACTGATTGATTGCTGCTAGTTGATGTGGACTACCTTCGTATGCTTCAAAGAATTTACGAAGGTCTATCCTCATCGAATACCTACTTCATTGTTGAGCTTGTTGACTGCTTTAGCAATAGGAAGGACGGTTGTCATTACCTTCTGCAGCATCTCTTTGTCGATATCGTTATTGCGTTTTTCTACTAGCTCTACTTTGGCAAGCAGCTCTTTGTATTCTTCTTGGTGCTTATCGTTCATATATTTTGTGTACTTGGCGCTGAGTAGCAATGCCAATACACCACTGAGGACGTAGTACATATGGTTTGAGTTAACTAAAATTAGTCTAACTAACTTCAGCCAATCATAAGACCATCATCTGAAAGGTCATCGTCTTCCCATCCTTCATCCATAATGTCTGTTGAGATTTCATCTTCTTCCATATTCATCTCAAGTAAATCGATGAATGTTTCTTCCGAGATAATCTCTGGCAGACCACCTTGGCGGTCGTCAATCTTAAACATAATGCCGTTGTCTAAAAGCGTCTGCTGTACACCATTCTTTTGCTCCATCCTTGTTTTAAGCAGGCGCAAAGCAGTCTTCTCCAAAGCTGGGCGGCTCATCCGCGAGACCTCGTAGCGTGCTCGACTCAGAGCGAAGCGCTGCTCTAGAGTTAACTGATTCATCTAATTCTTCCTCTATAAAACGTTTGTTGGAAATCCATTCTTCAATTAGTTCTTTTGCAGTTTCGTTATAAAACGTCTGCTCTTGGAACCATACTAACCAATGTTGTGAACCTTTAGCGTGATTGCAGTCATGACAGGCAGGGATAAGGTTACTTCTCAGGCTATTCCCCCCTCGACTTTTTGGTTTTAAATGATCGAGTGTTGTCGCTCGATTACAACGGCAATAAGCACAAAGTCCACCCCAGCCGTATTTAATTGACTTTCGGAACTTGCGTTTAGCGACCTGCTTAGAGAGACAGGTGAGGTCAAACATAAGGTCTGACCAGTCTTCAGCAATACCCATAAAAGTTGTTAGTTAGCAACTTAGCTTAAGGTTAACTAACTTGCGTCTCTTTATGTTGTATGTATTCTCTTTAGTATTGACTACTGCCTTTGGCAACAAGTGCATCAAGCTTGTCTTCAATACGAATCATATGACTTTCTACCCGGTCAAGCACAATCTTGAAGTCACCTTTAGACACATAAGCTTGTGCCATTGATAGTTCAACCGTATCAATACGCTTATCGAGTTCAGTAATCCTTGCGTAAATTCTATTTGTTAATACAGCAGCACCACTCAGAATGGCGATGACTGATGGAATAATTGCTTCAAGCATCGTGTTTGTCTTGTTTTAATTTGCGTTGAATGCTCCAGCCGTCTTGACCAAACGTACCAGTTTCTTTAAATGTTGATGTTGTAGATGGTTGAGTGTACCCAGTTTCTTTTTTGTAATCATCAATAGCATTGTCTAGCTTATGCGGTAAGGTTGCATAAAACTTTTTGCGTTTGATGTATCTTTGAACTTTGCTGTACTGACTGCTGGTATTAAACCTAAACAGCCAGTGACCATCGCTGGGTATGTTCAGCTCTTTTTTCCTTTTAGTGATTGCAGAGTGTGCAGCACCAGTTGAATAATGCTGTTATCTTTCATGGGGCTCAGTGCAATCAACTCAGATGCAGCGGCAACAATAATCCAAAAAGCAGCGGATTCTAGGATGGCCATAGTATAAATGGTAATTCTTTATCTATTCTACACACTACGTTGCTACGCTAACTACGTTCTTTTCTAACCCTTTCTAAAATAATTCATCTATAGATAGCTACAGGATTTAAATAATAGGTATATAGAAACTACGGTAGTTACTGTAGCTTTTGTATCTCTTTGTCCATCATCGATAAAGTTACCCTACCGTAGCGGCTTGTTATAGAAGGTGACGCGTGCCCAAGTATGGCATCTTGAACTCTCTCAATAATGCCTGCTTCGTTCATCCTGCTTGTAAAACTATGTCTGAGACTATGGGCTGCATCCCCAGGTGGTAGTCCCATGTTCTGACGAAAGGTCTCACTCCAGCTACGACCAGGTGACCTTGCTTTAGATAGATAAAGGTCACTCACATACGGCCTACAAGCAGGGTGTATGGGTACCTTTCTTACAGACTCATCATTTTTAAGGCGCCTATTATCTTGATGTACAAAATTGAAATAAGGGATGGGCGCATCTAATACGACGTTCTCTTTGTAGATTCCTGCAATTTCACCGATGCGGCATCCTGTGTACCACAGGCATACGAAGTAAGGGTCATCGTGGTAGTAAGCGTAGTGCTCCCAAGGGTAGAGCTCGGGGTCTCTACGCCTATGAGAAAGGCCATCATCCGCGTACTGCCAAGGGTTCTCACCTTTGATTAGCTTCCACTTACGTGCCTTGTTCCACAGACCTTTGAGATAACCGATGCGTGTTTTAAGTGTGCCCTCCGACAGTGTCTCAAGACCATTGACCCTGTAATCAAGCACCACCTCATCAGATATGTCTTGGAGGCTGAGGTGTGCAATTGGTTTGATTGACTTTTGCCAATAGCTGTAGGTACTGGCTGTGGGTTTGTAAAGCTTCTCTAGCTTGGTCGCTAGTTCGTGCACTTTCATTTGAGCCATCGGTAGGTATAAGCAACGCCTATCGATAACCTATTGAAAAAGCCCACGATGTGTGGGCTTTAGTGTGTTTAACGGAGAGGGTGGGATTCGAACCCTCGGTTAAGACGTTGCCAGCTGTACCTTAGCACCTCATATCGTGCTGACTAATAAGTATTTCTAATCTGGCTGCTTACTCCACTGCTTACCTTTTGCAGTGTCGCGGCGCTTCTTGTCGCTAGTGCGCTTGTAGTCAGCATCACTCATAGCGTCTATTTTCTTTTTAGGTAAATAGCGCTCGCCAGTCGCATTAGGTCCTTCTGTAGAGTTCTTACCAGATTTTGTTGTCCAGCGTTCTTTAGTCCACTTCTTCATTTTGTTGGACTTAGCGTCAGGCTTCTTACCTTCGTAAGTGCCACCACTATCTTTGTAGTACTTGGTGGCTAGTTGCATAGCACGAGCGCTGTGCTTACCACCCATCTTGGCTTTAGCTCTAGCTTTAGCTTGCGCCCATTTCTCAGGCGATTTCTTTTTAGCGATACCGTCAGACATAATCAAACACCAGGGAAGAATGAACGTTCAGCTGGGTCGTATGTACCAAAGTCTGAATCATCGTTGTTTAAATATATGTCCTCTAACTGTTCACTGCCAATAGCTGCACCGCCGCCACCTACACCAGAACGTGGCATTGCTCTTGCACCAGAACCACTAACGCCACCTTTAGCTGCTGCATCAATCACATCAGCAGTAAACTGTGCATCTGCTAGCTGCATCACGCCGTTATTTCCTACTCCTTCATATGGCGACATCAGGTTTTCACCAAATCGACTATGAAGAGGGGACGGAGGTAAAGGACTGCTTAACCTCGTTAGCTTATCTCCAGCGAAACGCATCACTTAGTACCTTTAGAGTGTTTACAGCCACATTTTTCTTTGGCTTTTTCTTTTTTCATCTCAAAAAATTCTTGAGCTTTTTTCTTGTTAGACATCAGCAATTCCAACGACGACGAGCGGCTTTACCACGTTCACCAGTCCATCCACGTGAGCGTGCACAGAAGGACTTACGACGGTTACCGTCTTTGGTACCAGGCTTTGCGTTAGGTGCAGGTGCTTTGAGGTTTGAACCTGTACGGCGATTAATAGAATCGCGTCCTTTTTGAGTTAAACCGGCACCTTCTTTTACAGATAACTTATGACCGCCTTTCACGGTCATTCCATCCATAGCTCCTTTCTTTTTACTTTTGCCGTAGGACTGTGCCTTTGACTTAGCTTGTGCCCTATCAGCCATAACAAATATTAAATACCTCCAACTATTTTAACAACTAAGGTTTATTGAAAAACGCTTTATGCATCTTCATCCCTTCTTTTGCTGCATTGGGTTGACTGCGCATAGCATCATAAGCAGCGTTCATTTCTGACTTACTCATTGACGAATAAGCTTTGGCTTTATCTTTAGCTTGAGAACGATTATCATTAGTTTTAGTGCTGCCACCAGCTGGAGCGATTGGCTCACCATCTGTAATCAATCCAAAGTCTTTCATTTGACCTGGAGTTAGCGTAAGTACTCCACCTTTTGCTGCAAAGTGAACGTGAGTACCGTGATTAGGATCATTACTACGGTGAAAGACTTCTGGTCCAGCACCTTTAAGACGACTGCCTAACTGGTCTGTCCAGTCTGCCCAACCAATTTTACCGCTAGGGTCAAAGTCTCCGTATTGATTATTCTTCCAAGTAATATCAATAGCTTCATCGTAATTGTGATAGCTGTTGTCTGCATGACCACCGCTGTTACCACCAAAAGCAGAGTGCTCACCAACATTCCACCCACGTGATTGTAGGTGCTTTCCAAAGTCGATTAGAGGAACTTGATAAAGACCATCGACTAACTGATAAGACATTTCACTTGTTTGTTTTAAGAGGCACAAATTCCTTTCTAAATTCTAATACTTTTTCTTTATAGAAAGCTGCTGCCTCTTCTTCAGTTTGAAAATTACCGCAGACTAAAGTGCGTCCGTCATAACGAATGTCTACCCGCCAAGCATTTCTATTGCGCCAATAACCTCTGGTGCCGCGACGGTTCCAACAGTTTTCACGATGTGTGGCTAATCGCAGGTTTTTAAAACGATTATCATTTCTATTGCCGTTGATATGGTCTATACATTTGTCGCCAGGGTCTTCACCTGTTTGTAAGTACCAGATAATGCGAGCTCCTTGAGACCTGTAGTGGTTACCATTTATTTTGAACTGTAGTATTAGACCACCACGGTCTTTACGAGTAGTTCCCGCAGGCTTACCTTTAAGCCTTGGATGTTTTTTCCAAGTAAGTTCACCTGTCTCTGGGTTGTATTCAAACAGTTCTTTGACTTCTTTGGGAATAGGATTTTTCTTCACTATATTTTTTCAACTAGATATATTCTAGCTCAAAGTATATCCTACTGTGCGTGCTTGTTGTCTATTTATTAGCCCTAAGATATTCCATTTCACTGTGCATCAGGTCACTGAGGTTTGAGACTTGTGCACAAGCACTCATAATGAGCCCACGTTGATTTGGCGTAATATGATCTGCATCAATTGCATCTTCTGAAAGTACAACTGCGATATCACCAAGTGCCATAATAATTGCAGGTAAGCCCCACTTTTCGACGAGCGACGACATAGCTGAGAGCAGGGGATTATCACCTGATTCAACGCTAGACCAGAATTCTTCTCGCTCTTTTGTCGTCATAGTATTTGAGACATATAGTTCTATTCTACTGGCTAGAATGTCTTTAGTTGCAGTGTAAGTATGCCGTTGATTAGCAAGAATGACTTTACTAATTTTTTCAAATATTACTCTAATGAAAAACATCAAGTAACTGCTGTTGAAGACTTATATGATTTGTTGCCATTTGAACTGAAACAGCAGGATTCACTGTGGGTAAGAACCTATCGCAATCAACTTGCTTTACCTGAAGCTGATAACCCTTTGAATGTGCCATATCAAAGTCAAAACGATAATGCAAGTGGTACTGGCTATCGTGAATGCTTTAGTTCTAGTTGCGCAATGGTTGCAATGTACTACGGTAAAATTAAAAATGATGATGAATATAATGCTGTACGTCAGCGATACGGTGATTCAACTGATGCACAAGCACAAGTTAGAGCATTACGTTCTTTAGGCTTAGAAGCTAACTTTATTACTAATGCAACGACACAAGACCTCAAAAGTGCAATCGATGCGGGTCGCCCTGTCCCTTGTGGGTGGTTGCATCAAGGCAATATCTCTGTTCCTTCTGGTGGTGGGCACTACAGCGTGGTTATTGGTTACACCGAAAGTGCTTGGGTCGTAAATGACCCTAATGGTGAAGCTGCGTTAGTTGGTGGCGGCTACGTTAATCACACCAAAGGTGAACGTCAGCTGTATAGCTTTAAGAACTTCAATCCAAGGTGGATTGTCGAAGGTGAAGGTAGCGGATGGATGATGGACATTCGCCTCCCAAAGTCGTAAAGGTTGAACCTACTGTTACATCACAGGAAGGTATCAACCTTATCAAATCATTTGAAGGACTACGGCTTGAAAACTATTACTGCGCTAGTGGTGTGATGACAGTTGGCTATGGTCATACTGGTTCAGATGTCTATGACGGTATGACGATAACTGAAGCAGAGGCTGAAGCTTTGCTGCGTAAGGATCTTAAGCGTTTTGAAGCAGCTGTTAGTGAGCTGATTACTAGAGAATTAAAGCAGCAAGAGTTCGATGCTATTGTTAGCTTTGCATTTAATTGCGGTATAGGAGCACTGCAGGATAGTACATTCCGTGCTCGTATTAACCGTGGTGATGACAAGCAACGGTGTTTTAGAGAAGAGTTTCCTAAGTGGGTCAATGGAGCAAACGGACCCTTGCCTGGGTTAGTCCGCAGGCGAGAAGCCGAAATTCACTTGGCGACGACTTAGTAACCGCCGCTGCCGTTATTGTATGTGCCGTGAAACAACTCGACGCCGGTGTCTGGCATATAATAAGTGACGCCATCAATCACATGCTCGTGAGATTCACCGTTGTCTGAAACGTAATTAGACTCCGCTTCTGAGGTGTAAAGCGGATAATACCCGTCAATTGCTTGAGGAATTTCTTGTGTCGCAGGCAGACCGAAGCGAACACGGAGGCTAGAGAGAGTTGATTGCATCTTGCGAATAATGGCAACCATTTGCTGCTCTTCAATGGTCACGCAATGCGGAACAGCAGTGTATGTGTTGTTGTCTTCTTTTCTGTAATGACTGACGGCATAACCTTCAGGCACTTCCGTTAGAGGGTAGATACCAATGAGGGCAGCACGTGCTGGGTCGTTGTCAGGGTTAACTCCATACAGACGCTTGACGTTGTAGGAGTTGATGGGTGAAGAAAGGGATTCGGAATAAAACATTGGATTGCCTCAGTTGTCGATGATGCAGTAAACATTACTGTTAGAGCCATTGAATGACGCATGCCCAGTGCCTTGAGGACCAAAAATTGCGCCAGCCACTGTGTTCTTTGTCAATGTTCTTGACTTAGTGGCATCGTATGCAAACCCGTCTTTACCAATTGCAAACCAGTGATCTGCTCCGTAAATGCTTATTGCGCCAGATAATGCGTTGTCCAGCACCTTAACTGGTCCTGCCGAAGTTGCGATGCCGTCCCAGCCATTCAAGAGAGCAAAAGATACAGCGTACAACTCATCTGTGTTTGTCCTGATCCACATGCCGCCAGACGTAGCAAAACAGTTACTAAACGAACCAGCAGCACTTGCATTGCCCTGCAGAGCAGACCAGCCCGCTTCCGTAATTAGGTAAGGCGCTGCATTAGATTTTACTCCAACCGGTAAACCTACTTCACTCAAGTTTGTACCGTCTTTAGCTATAAGGTAAAGGTTACCCTTTTCTGTGCAAATAATTGATGAAGCGGCGTCATAAGAGCCGTACAAGCCTGAGAGTGAAATAATGACATTATCATCCGCTGGCATTGTGATCGTCACCACAGCGACGGTGTTTGGCGCAATTGCGTCAGTGCCTACGTTGTAAGTACTACTGGCGTGAGTATTCACTCCCAAATAAGTCCCATCATTCTTCTCAAGAATGCAAATTCTGGTCACACCGCCAAGCTTGATAATCCTTTTAACATCTGTTGCTACAGGAGTGGCATTCCCATGAATATAAGCCTTCCCAGATTTGCACAAGACTACAGTGGTTCCGGCTGTGCTTTCTGGATCAGCTTGATAGCTAACGTAAACATCTAAAGCTAATTCGCCTGCAGGCAAATTGATGCTACTGAGGGCGAAGGAGCCTGAAGTATCAGCGGGGGCTGGACCTTTATAAATCTGCCCATCTTCGCCTACACCAACCAAGAAGGTACCGCAAGCCCAGTTTACGAATTTGACAGGTGAGGTGAATTTTGTTGAAGCAGATTGAACATTGTAAATGTTTAAAGCGCCAGGATGTGCTGAAACTTCTGGACCTAAGTCTACAGCGGTCTTAAACGTGCTGTCTTCAGACCATTCACTCTTGATGGCATTGCTGCTATGCCTGACGCGACAACGATAGGCTGTATCTTCTGCAAGACCTGTTGGTTCCCAAGTGGTGAGGTCAGTACTATCAGTTGCGGAATCAATGACGTTGGTATAAGCAATGTCGTCTTTTAGCGTGACCTGCCAGTCACTGGTTGTGTGACCTAACGAACCATCAGGTGTAGAAGCAAAAGCAGAACTTTGAATGGTGAGACCGTCAGCATCTGGTGCTGCATCCATTGAAGGTGTTTCTTCACCTATGACGAACTTGCCTTGATTGACAATCCAGCGCTTGGGATAGGCTTCATCGCTGGCTGACAGCGTCATTGTTTTAGCTGCCACGTCAATGGAGCCAATCGTTCCAGTAGCTGGTGTTGTGGCTGGACCGATGACAGGTTGCCCAGTGACAAATGTCGAGAGACTATTCCTGTTGACAAATATTTTGTTATTGCTGGAATCAATTGCAGTTATATTACCAAAGGCTTCTTCTTTATATTCTGAAAATAGAATGGGGGTTCCATCAATAAGGAAGCCCGGAATTGATCCACTAAAAGTCGAGAAGTAAGTATTGATGTCGTTTCTCGTTGCCCCTTCGGGAGCGGCAGCTATTCTAAATTTCAATAAACCAGGGCTTTGGAAAGTATATGCAAGGTTAGTGACTCCAGGTGCCTGGGCTATGGTCCCGGTCACTGATCCAGAAATAAAATCTCCACTTGCTACAAAGGGGATGTTGCCACCTTCGGCTTTAAGACTAAGGCTAAAGATACCAGCTGTATTTACATAGAAATTCATGTCAAAAGCTTCAAGAGTTCCTCCAGCAGAGGGGTAATTAAAAATCATTATGGTATTGCCTGCATTCGTGTAAATCGGCAGTGAGCTGCTTGCACTAAACAAAAAGCCCGATGTTGGTATTTGTGAAACAGTATCATCAACCCTAAAGTTTGCGAGGTCCGTGTCATCCGTCAGGGTGAGGATTGTTAACTCGAAAGCATCCCAAACGGCAGTTGCGGCGCTTCCATCCCCCAAAGAACAGGCAATCCATGAAGCTTTGTACGAGCTAAGATCTTGT